TTGAGTCCTACGAGCACATTGTAATCTGCTTTGATAACGACAAGGCAGGTGACGCAGCACTGGAACAAGTCAAGGACCTTTTTAGTCCAAACAAGTTGAAGATAGTCAAGCTTCCTGTGAAGGACGCTAGTGACATGCTCATGGCTAACAGGGTTAAGGACTTTACGCAGCTTTGGTGGAATGCGAAAGTTTACCGTCCCGACGGCATTGTAGCAGGTACTGAGACATGGGACAAGCTGGTAGAGAAACGAAAGGTAAAGTCAATACCTTATCCATGGGAAGGACTGAACCACATAACTAGGGGGCATAGACCGTATGAACTCGTCACGATCACTAGCGGCAGTGGTATGGGAAAGTCCCAATTTATCAGAGAAATCGAATATGATCTTCTACGCCGATGCGAAGGCAATATTGGAGTCTTGGCGCTTGAGGAGGATCTGGCCCGAACAAGTCTTGGTATCATGTCGGTGGCGGCAAACAGGCCTCTACACTTGGAAGAGGACACGCCTGTGGACGAACTTCGACCGTTTTGGGAGGCCACACTGGGCACAGGACGTTACTACCTATTTGACCATTGGGGGTCAACGTCAGCTGATAACCTCCTCTCCCGTGTTCGATACATGGCAAAAGCACTTGACTGCAGGTACGTCGTATTGGATCACTTGTCCATCGTCGTCTCTTCCCAAGAGTCAGGGGACGAAAGGAAGGCCATTGACGAGATCATGACCAAGCTGAGGACTTTGGTGGCAGAGACAGGCATCAGCTTATTCCTCGTGTCACACTTACGTAGGTCACAAGGTAAAGCTCACGAAGACGGTGCTCAGATCAGCTTGGGTGAACTTCGGGGGTCACAGGCGATTGCACAACTGTCCGACATTGTAATTGGCATGGAGCGTGACCAGCAGAACGCTAACGAAGACATTAGGAACACGACTACTGTTCGAGTCCTGAAAAATCGTTACACTGGTGAAACAGGCCCCGCCTGCTGGCTACAGTACGACAGAGGCACCGGAAGGATGAAAGAAGTAGCTAACCCTGAGATAGGAGCAGACTTTTGATCTATTTGGATCTTGAGGCCGACGGTTTAGACCCTACTCGTATCTGGTGCGTTGTAACACGGGAAAACGGTATTTCACAGGTACATACCAACCGTAGTACCCTCTGTGAGGCTCTGGCTGGCTCTGTGAGCGTTTGTGGACACAACCTGATAGGTTATGACCTCCCAGTGCTAAAGCGTCTCTGGGGGCTTTCTGTGGCTCCTGAGCGGGTGGTAGACACACTAGTGTTGTCACGTCTGTTTGACCCAAGCAGACAGGGTGGACACTCATTGCGGTCTTGGGGTGAAACCTTGGGCTTTCCAAAGGGTGACCATAATGACTGGTCGTGTCTGTCTCCGGAAATGATTGACTACTGCATACAGGACGTAGCAGTCACCGAAGCAGTACACCAGCAACTTGTGAAGGACATGAAAGACTTTGCACCTGAGTGTATCGAATTGGAACACAAGGTACAGTTTGCAGTCCAACAACAGGAACGCAATGGTTGGGTCTTAGACCAACAATTGGCTAATGAGTTATGTGCAACATTCAAGGAAGGCATGAATGCAATTGAAGCCGAACTACAAGAGATGTTCCCGCCCATTGTCGAGGAAAGGTACTCTGACAAGACAGGGAAGAGACTTAAAGACAAAGTTACAGTTTTCAATGTTGGGTCCAGACAACAAGTTGCAGAACGACTTGCAACTAAGGGTGCAACGTGGAAAGACACGACGCCTAGTGGAAAGCCAGTTGTCGATGAGAAGACGCTTAAGGAGAACGGTCACGTCCCAGAGGCAGGAAAAGTTTTGGAATATCTTACTCTTCAAAAGCGATATGCACAAGTACATTCTTGGTTAGAGGCCGTTAAGGAGGACGGTAGAGTACACGGTCGTGTCATTAGTAACGGAGCAGTGACCGGACGTATGACACATCAGAGTCCCAACATGGCTCAGGTCCCAGCAAGCCACAGCCCCTATGGGCACGAGTGTCGCTCCTGCTGGACTGTACCGGAAGGGAAGAAGCTAGTAGGGTTCGACGCTAGTGGCCTTGAGCTACGAATGTTGGCACACTACATGGACGATAAGGAGTTTACCAATGTCCTTCTCACAGAAGACATTCATACAAGAAACCAAATGGCTGCTGGGCTTGAAACAAGACCTCAAGCAAAGACTTTCATCTACGCTTTCCTCTACGGAGCAGGAGACGCAAAAATTGGAAATATCGTTGGAGGAAGCGCAAGAGACGGCGCAGATCTTAAGCAACGATTTCTACGAAATACACCTGCTCTTGAAAGTCTACGAGAACGGGTTGCTAGAGCATCTCAGCGAGGCTATCTCAGGGGACTTGATGGTAGAAGGTTACGAGTTAGATCTGAACATGCTGCATTGAACACACTGCTCCAAGCAGCAGGTGCAATCGTAATGAAAAAAGCACTGGTGATCTTGGACGACTATGCACAGCAGTGGAAACTTAACTATAAATTCATAGGTAACATACATGATGAAATACAGTCGGAAGTGGCTGAAGAACAAGCAGATAAATTCGGTTGGCTTGCAGTCGAATGCCTCAAGGCGTCAGGCGTACAATTTAATCTCAGATGCCCGCTGGACGGAGAGTACAAAATCGGTACAACATGGGCGGAGACACACTGATGAACAAGATACTTGAAAATCCAATGGGAAATTACGCAAAAAACTTAGATAGGTACAAGTTTGTTGACGGAGAGTGGTGGTACTACTACCCAGAAACAGGCACTAGTGTTTCCAGCGGAAACCATACTAGGGAAAGAGCGTCTACTTTGAGAAAAAGGTTTGACCAAGCAATGTATGTTAATGGGAAATACATACCTAAGTCACATCCTTTGCATAAACCCGGAAGGTACAAAAGCTTTGAAGACGCTGCTTTTAGCAGCCTTGAGAAATACGAGAGTAGCACAGAAGGTCAAGTATATGTCATTGTCAACCCAAACTTTCCTGAATGGGTAAAGGTTGGAATGGCCGTTGATGCGGCAGATAGGTTAAACGGCTACCAAACCTCTTCCCCTTTTAGGGACTATGTGTTAAACTATAAGTGGAACGTTAAGGACCGTAGGGCAGCAGAATCAAAAGCCCATAGTGAACTACATAAGCTGTACGAAAGACGCAGCGAGTGGTTTAAATGTACACCAGAGCAGGCCCAAGAGGTTGTCTCAGGTATAGTAGGAAACTATCAATGAAAAACGTATACACACTAGTAGACGACATCTACAAGCTTGTTAAAACCAAGAAGGTAGACAAGGACGTTGACATCGAAAAGTGTATTGACCAATTTGGTGAAAACGTAAAGGACCTTATGCGTAAGGAGTTTGGTCAGAGACGTGCTTGGGACGGACGTAAGCTTCGAATGTCTAACATAGGCAAGGGAGACCGCTTCTTATGGAATCACTACAACAATGTTCAGAAGTCAGAGGAAATGCAAGGACATACGCTTGTTAAGTTCCTTTACGGTCATTTGATTGAAGAACTATTACTATTCCTAACGAGGGCATCAGGACATGAGGTTACCGCCGAACAAAAGCAATGTGAAATCAAAGGCATTACGGGTTCTATGGACTGTAAAATTGACGGTGTTGTCACAGACGTTAAGAGTGTTTCGAGCTACGGGTTTAAGAAATTCAAAGACGGTACTCTGGCTTACGATGATCCATTTGGATACGTCGCTCAAATTAAAGGATATGCAGAGGCAGAAGGTCAGACAACTTTTGGCTGGCTTGCAATGGACAAACAAAACGGACACCTAACGTACCTCATGTACGATCAGGAGGACACTCAAGCCCCTGTGTACGAGAAGATAGGTTTTGACATCACAGACCGCATTGAGCATGTACAGTTAATGGTGGAGAAGCAAGAGCCGCCAAAGCAGTGCTACGAGCCAAAGCCAGACGGCAAGAGTGGTAACATGAAGTTGGACATCGGTTGCTCGTACTGTGCGTACAAGAAAGCCTGTTGGCCCGGCCTACGTGCCTTCTCTTATTCAACAGGTCCAAGGTTTTTAACGGAGGTGGTCAATGAGCCGAAGGTCCAAGAAATCCAAATTTAGAAGCACGTTTGAAGATGATGTCAGTAAGATACTAATAGGTTTTGACTATGAGCCATTCACCGTCCCCTACACCATTCAGCGCAGTTATCGTCCTGATTTTGTTCACAGCGCCTCTGGTGTTCTCGTGGAGTGTAAGGGATACTTCAGGGACGGAGACACCAAGAAGTACACCAGCATCAGAGATAGTCTGCCAAGAGAACAAGAGCTTGTCTTCGTACTGATGCAGCCCAACAAGAAAATACGAAAAGGTGCCAAAATGACTATGTCAGAATGGTGTGACAAAGAGAACATTTTATGGTATACTATAGAGACACTACAGGAGTTGATTGACTATGTCGCTAACGCTGGAGGAAATTAAGGAACGCCTCTTGAAAACCATGGACCCAGACGACCTGCTGGAGGTCTTACAGGTAACCTCAGAAGAGATGCTGGACAGGTTTGAGGACAAGCTAATCAACAGACTGGATGTGTTTGAACAAGAGCTAGAGGAGGAAGAACATGAGTATTGATGATGCGACTCCCGAAGAGTGGGACACAGTTAGAGCATTGAACAACCTGTCCATTAGAAAGCCGAAGCAGGTAGACCCTGTGGAGCAACCTGACCACTACAACAAGGGAGCAATCGAAGCCATCGAAGCAATCAAAGCGTCCATGCCTGAACAGGAGTTCAACGGTTATCTCAAGGGTAACGCACTGAAGTACCTCTGGCGCTATGACTACAAAGGGAAACCAGTTGAGGACTTACGTAAGTGTCGCTGGTACATTGAACGACTAATCAAGGAAATAAATT